TCGCTGCCAGCGGCTTCCTGCGCTTGGGCGCATCCACCGGCGCATCCGTGCGCTCCAGCACGACAGACGTGTCGGTGACACCCACCTGCACGGTCGTCATGTTGAAGTTCATCTCGTCAATCGGCTCCGCGTCCTTCTGCTTCTCCACCTTAATCGTGACCACGCTGTCCAGCTTGCCGACCACGATGCTTGTGTCTATCGCACCCAGCAGCGCGTTGCTGCCTCTGGCGCCCCTGCTGCTGTCCTTGCCGGAGTGATGCACCGCCAGCATAGTGCCGCCCGCCACCTCCCTGATGGCATCGCACGACTGCACAAACATGCCAATCGCCTGCGCCGCGTTCTCGTCAGCCCCGGCGATAGACCGCGCCACCGTGTCCACGATGACCAGCGCCCACTTCCTGTCCATCCCCTCTATGGTGAGCCTGAGCCGCGCCACGTCCTCGCTGTCCAACATGTTGACCGCCGTGGGCAGCAGGTACATCTCCGGCCGCTTGTCGAGCTTGTGGTGCATGCTCCACGCCTTCCAGCGCTTGCCGAAGCCACCCATACCCTCGCCCGCTATGTAAAGCACTGGACCCTGCTTGACCTTCTTGCCCTGCCAGTCCACGCCGTGCGCCACACTGAGCGCCATATCAATCGCCAGAAACGACTTACCGCTGCCCGGCGCCCCGTAGATCATCGAAAAACTACGCTCAGGGATAAGCTCGTCAACCAGAAACTCGACCGGCGGCATAGACCACACCGCGTCCTGATCCATCAGCTTGTACGGCTTTAGGACGCCCTCTTCCTCCGCCTCTGGAGCCTCGTCAGCAGCCTCTGCCTCCGCTGGCGCATTATCCAGCGCCGGCGTGGCCCTGACCACCTCCATCAGCTTCTCAGCGGTGCCGCCTTGAAAAAGCCAGTCCACTACATCGCCCTTCTCCGGCAACCCGGCAAGCTCAACACGCTTGACCGCCTTGGCCCTGCCCCAGATTGAGCGCACCACCTGATCGGCGTGTCGCTCCCCCGCGTTATCATTATCTGCTAGCACCACCACGTTGCGCCCATCGAAATATGGCGCCAGTGCGTCAGACCACTTGCCGGCCCCGCCGTGTGACGTTGTCGCAACTAGGCCCAGCTTCATTAACCGCTCCGCCGCCTTCTCACCCTCAACGATAAACACCGGCGCGTCTGGGTTCAGCATCATCTCTGGCAGATTGTACGGCAGAGGCTCAACATCGTTCATGTTCCACAGCCATCCACCCTTACCGTCCGGGCGTCTCTGCCTAAACGACTTGGGCTGATAGCGCAGCACCTGATACCGCAGGTCGCCATCGCTGTCATAGTATTCGTAGATTTTCTCGATGTACTTGGCGGGCTGCATCGAGTCCGCCGTCTGCTTCGTTATGCCGAAGTCACGCTGCAACGTCTCAGCCACTGAGCCGGTGATCGTCTGGCGCCCATATCGGCGCACGATGTCCACCACACCCCCGCCGTGATTTTCCTCAAAATCGAAGTAGACCCCGCGCTGTATGTCCAACTCCTTAGAGCCAGCGTTGCCCCAGCGCAGCAACCCCTTCTTCGACAGCTTCTTGTTTGGCTCGCCCCAATAGTGTTTGGCGATGCGCTCGGCATGTGCCGCAATATTCTGTGTCATAGCAATTTCCCTTTGCTCTCCCTTTAGGTAGGCACGGGCGGCGAGGCTAAAGGGAGGAAACACCCCGCCGCCCGCTACTGCGCTAGAAGAGGTCGCCGCCAGCCGGAGCAGCGGGAGGTGGCGTTGCCGCTACGGCGGCGCTGACTACCTCTGACGCAGGTGGTGTCGGCGCAGCCTCAGCCTGCCGGCCATCCATTGCAGCGGGCCTCTCAACCCACTGAGTAATCGACCACTGAGGCACCTTGAAGCGCAACTCACCCTGCGGCGTGTTGATCTTGACCACCTCAGTGCCTGCAATCTCCACAACAGGAGCCAGACCAGTATTAGCCGACTTCTGAGCCTCATACTGGTTGTGCAGGTCATCCATAACGCGCAGCACCGTCTTGGCGCTGTGGCTAAACTCCCTGACGCCCAACTCCTTGTTGCAGATACGAACCCGGAAGCACGGCTTGAAGGCCGGCTTTCCGTCTGCCCCAAGGTCAGGCGGGCATTCCGGGCGCGTCTCTCCGATCTTTGCCACGCGGAAGTCAGGCGCTCCTGATGCGAATGAGACAAACCCAACCTCGATCCTCTCGAGGTCCATAACGAATTTAACTGGTAAACTGACCTCACTTTCATCTTTTACCCACATGCCGTCAGCGCCCTGCGTCCGATCCTGCCGGATCAGATCGCCGCCCTTGGCATCCCATTTTACTATTGGAAGAATGTCGCCACCTGAGCCGGTGGCCTGCGTTGGAAATCCTAGTGCCATTTTCTCTTTATCTCCTTAACGATAACGACAACTATATGTGGCTCACAATAGTGAACCGCTCGATAGGGTAGAACGCGCAGATGTCCCGGTCTTGTGGGTCTGAGCGATCTGCCCTGCCCCCCATCCGTAACTCATACGGATCGGAGAAGTCAAGCCTTGATATCACATCGCTATATTTTACGATCAGATAGCAGGGCAATCCCGTGGTCTCGGTTATGACCTTTGCGGTCATCACCTTTGACAGCGATATCATCACTGTCGGGTACTTGTTCATCTCGAAGCTGCGCGTCTTAACCTCAGCGAAGCCGAGGCAGTCACCGTCCTTGAAGATGGCGAAGTCGAGCCGGTACTGCATCGGCAGCTTCTCAAGGCCGTAGCCCAGCCCGTCCATAACGCCGGCAACGTGCCGCTCATTGGCTAGGTCGCCGGGTGTCTCATACTTGGGTCTCACCGCATGCCCTCATATGCGCCACATTGCACGCTCACCACCGGCGGCATGTCATAGTCCTGCGCCAGCCTCGCGGCGACTGTCGCCTCTTGGCGCTCGGCATAATGCTGACACTGCTCTATCGTGTAGAACCGCGTATCCTCTTTCATCATCCAGCACGGGTTGGCTGGCTCGCCGCCTATTTTCATCGCAAAGCAAAACGCTAAAATCGTCTCATACATCGGCTAAATGCTCCCTGATTATCATCATTGCTGTTTCGGTGTCGCACTCCATAGCGTAACGCCAGTCGTACTGTTCGGCTATGTCCCCGGAGGGGATGTAGTCAGACATCCCCACAATCGCCGCCACGGGGAAGCGCCACCGCCACGGCATGCGGTCATAGCGATAGACCAGCACCGGCAGCTTTCGACACGCCTCAGCCGCCGTGCAGACCTGATCCCACCACTGCGGCTGTGCATGTACGCCCTGACGGTATCGCTTCACCTCAATCGTGAACGGGAACGCCGGGTCATTACATATAACGTCACCCAGATCACCCTGCCGGTACTGCTCAATGTCGCGCTTAAACTCCAGCTTGTCGGCACCGCCGCCGAGGTTCTCGGTGAGGATCGCAATCACCTCATACTCGCCGGACTTGCCCTTGTTGCGGCTGTTTACCATCAGCGCACACTGCCCGCCAGCTTGGTCGCAGCCTCGCCGTTGGCGGCCTCGGCCCGCTCCCGCGCCTTGACCCGCAGCCCCATCTCGATGATCTCGTCAGCGAGCGCGGACATGCTTCGGTGCGCCGAATACTGCAATTCTTCCTTCAATCCGGCTGCGGTCGATGTTCGGAGCCGCAGCAATGTTGGTTTAATTTCAGACACTTAACTCTCCTGCAAAATAATTTACAAAAAAGAGCATATATTACTTGTATATCGTGTCAAGTGTTGATATATAAGTAGTACAGGAATAGAACAACTAAACGGGAGACAGACAGATGGCAAATTATGCACTTATCGTTACTAAGGACGCTTGGCTTTGGACAGATTTCGGCGCTGATTATGCGGCCCGCATTATGCCTGCCGATATGTTGGACGCTCTTCCGCGTTATGTGCGCGGCGCAAAAGCAGGCAAAATCAAAGACCACATGATTGAGTGGGACAAGGTTGAGCGTGGTGGGTTTGTTCCTCCTCAGATGGTCGAGAACCGCGTTGGTAAAGTTATCCGCGCCCGCTTGGTCAAAAGCCCTTGGGGGCGCCCATCAGAGGTTGTCGCTGAGTTTTTTAAAGATAAAGATGGAAATTGGGTGGCGGCCTAACGGCCCCGCCCCAACAGGGAGATAACTGTGAGACAATATTTTGACGACATTTTAGGGGCGGTCATTCTGACCGCCTTCACCCTTGGCTGGATCGACTGGCTCTGGGTGTTCGGCGTAGAGGCTTCACGGTCCTACACTTGGTGGGCGGTCATCGCCCGATTTGGTCAATAGAAAAGGAGAGACCAATGAATATTGAAACGTACAAGAAGATCATCGCAGAGGCGGATAGCAAGATCATGACCGGGTCCATCGTGACCCCGCAATATGTGAAGCTGCTGTCCACTCTGCGCATCGCCGTTGACGAGGCCGGCACTGGCCACCGCAAGATGGCTGACCGGGTCAACGACATGCACCGGCAGGTCGAGGCGCTTAAGCAGGAGAACGCCGACCTTCGCGCTGAGGTTGCCAGCAAGGAGAACGTGGTCGTCAACATCAAGCGCGAACACCGCGCCGAGATGAACGGCGCCCGGCGGCAGGCCGGCATCTGGAAGTCCAAAGCAAAGCGCCTTGAAGCTGCGGTATAGGAGAGCATCATGAAACTAAGCGACATCACATTCAGTTACAAGCCGCAATCTGCGGAAACACTGGACAAGCCCTTCCGGGTTCTTGGCGATCCGCTGGTGCGGATCATCGACAGACGCCTGAGCCACACTGCCGTAGGCAAGGCAGAGGACGGAGAAGAGGGAGAGACCACATATTATTATTATGTGCTGGTCTGTGGCTCTGACAGCTTCGGCGAAGACACAAATCCGGAGTGGTACCCAGAGGACAGGGTGTGGGGCGATATCAAGGACTTCTACGTCCCGCTACCGCGCTAAAAGAGGTTGCCGACACCACCTGCGCCCGGCTGTCGTGGCCGGGCGTCCATCGAAGGGAGATGATAGATGGATATCATTACTAAGCAAGAGGCCAGAGCTAGGGGTCTCAAGTTTTACTTTACCGGGAATACCTGCAAAAATGGGCATGTGGCACCGCGTTATGCTAAGGGGCCGGGGGTTTGTTTAGAGTGCAACCGCGCTAAGGATTCTCCTGAGCGTAGAGAAAAGCAGAGAAAGGAATATGTCGCAAAGCTAGAGGCCGAGACGGGCAAAAAGATAATGACCCGGCAAGAAGCAGAAAGGGCAGGGTTGCGCTTTTATTTCAACGGAAAGCCGTGTCCAAATGGGCATTTAGCTGAAAGGATGCTGCCCTATGGGCATTGCGTTATTTGTCACAGCGAGGGGGGCAAAAGGTGGAAGCGTGAGAACCACGAAAAGGTTTTGCAGTCTAATTACGAATATTACCACGAGCGCGGCGGCAGGGAGCGTTACAGAGAATGGCGCAAGAAATGCCTTGAGGAGAACCCTAACCTGCACCGTGAACACTACCAGCGTTATTTTGTAGATATCCCCGAAGAAAAGAAACAGCAACGCAAAGAGCGACATCGTGAGCGTATGCGGCAGCGCTGGGCCGAGGACATTGAGCATAGAGAGCAACGGAAACTTGAGGCACAACTACGCCGCAGATACTTGAAAAAAGCAACTCCCAAATGGATTGACCCTAATGTTTTTGCTTCGTTTTACAAAGAAGCGGCGGAAAAGACGCGCCAGACTGGCGTAAAGCATCACGTTGACCACTACTACCCACGAAACGGAGACACGGTGTCGGGGTTGCATGTGCCTTGGAACCTGCAAGTCATCCCCGCCGCAGAAAACACGGCCAAGAACAACAAGATGCCCGAAGAGTTCTACGGGCCAAACCACACACCACCAAAAGGAGCAAACCAATGGTCGGTAAACTAACACCAGACAACATCGTCACCGCGTCAATACTGCCGGTGATCCTAAACCGCAGCCCATACGCAACGCCCAACGAGGCGCTCAAGAGGGCCATCGAAGCTGAGGCCGGCAACGCGCCTGACTACCTGCCGCAGAACGAGCCGATGTTCTGGGGCGACACGCTTGAGGGCGTGATCCTCACCGAAGCAGCCAAGCGCCTGTCCCTGACGCATCTGGAGACGGAGTTTGACGAGGCGATCTTCCACGACCACCTGCCATTCGCCTCCTCTTTGGATGGTCAGGCTCTGGGCGGCAAGACGTTCACGCACGACCCGGCCAACGGCATCTATGTTCCGCAGGGTGGCAGCGTTGACACCACCGGCCTTGGCGTACTGGAGGCAAAGGTCACGGCGAATGCCGCTGAGGACGTACCGGCGCCGCACAGAGGCCCAATGCAGCTACAGGGGCAGCTAATGTGTACCGGCTACGCTTGGGGCGCCGTGTGCGTCCTGTATCGTGGTAATGAGCTTCGCATCTTCCTGTACCGGGTGGACGATGCGATGCGTGATGACATAATTGACGCCATTCACGAGTTCGAGCGCCGCAAGCGCGACATCGACTGGTATGAGGTCTACACCTCGGCTGACGGCAACGTGGCGTGGGACCGCGTGGACGATGGTGCGCCGCCGCTCGATCTGAACGAGATTGAGGATGGAGAATTTTACGCGGAGATGCTGGTGCAGGCCAAGGCCGACAAGAAGGCTGCCGAGCAGCAGATCGACATTGCCGAGGCTGGCCTCAAGGAGATACTCGGCAACCACGAGGAGGGCAGCGTCACGGTTGACGGGTCCAGCTTCTACATCAAGTGGCCGATGCGGCGATCAAGGGCGCAGCCAGCCAAGACCGTACCGGCCAAGCCTGAGAGCGTGATCCGGCAGAAAACCCTGACAGTGAAGGAGGTGAGGCAATGAAGCCGCTGACATCGAAGCAGCACACCGTGCTTGCGATGATTACGCGCCACATCAGACGCTACGGGTATGCGCCCACAGTGCAGGAGGTGGCGAACAAAACCGGGCGCAGCAAGACCGCCGCCTACTCGCTGATCAGTCAGCTTGTGGCGAAGGGCCATCTGGAGAGGGGCTATGGCAAGTCTCGGCATCTCAAGCTGGCGGCGTGATAGACCCAATCGAATGCCCTGACTGCGATGGTCAGGGAGAATACCATCAAGAGATGGCCGTCATCGACTACACGCGCGGCGGCTATCTTGAGGATCGGATGGCTGAATGCCCACGCTGCGAAGGATTAGGGCTTGTAGAAAAGCCGGAAGATGGATACGATAAATAATCGCTTGCGGGCTGTGCGATGGCCCGCGTTTCCTCCCGAAACTTGCCCCGGCCTTAGTGCCGGGGTCTTTTTATTTGGTGAGGCCTTTGACCTTCTCCACGGTCCTGAGACCGCCGAGACCAAGCATGCCGAGCAGCACAGTCATGAGGCTGTCCATATCAAAGACTGGCAGATCAGGGATGTAAATCTCCATAGCGCCGCAGGCGAACATTGTCAGCGGCGCAAGAACAAAATGCCACGCCAGAGCAATGCCGCAGGTCCAGCCGATGAACGGGCGCCACCCAGCGACAAAGATGGATCGGTGCTGCGCTTCTGCCTTGTTGATCTCTAGCTGCCCCTTGGCAAGCTCCTGAGCGTGGTTCTGGGCCATTGTGGCAACCTCATGAGCGAGCTTTGCCTTCTGGTCCTTGTCCTCAATAAATTTATCTAGTAGCCCGGTCACGGGTCCAATCAGAGCTTGGATCATGACTTCTCGCTTCCTAGCCAAAGGCCAAAGGCGCCCGTCATTGCCCCGGTCACAGTTGCTGTCAATCCTGCGGCTTGTGTTGTCATCGCATCGGGTGGCAAAGACTGAAACCAGAAAAGCGTTTGTAGGTATGCGTAGGTCATCACCAGCATCATGCCGCGCGGCAGCAGTCGCCACTTGAGTATCCGCTCAAAAGTAATCTCAGCCATTATTTCCATTCTCCTGACTCTAACTGCGCCGCCATTTCATGCGCCCGCTTGCCAACCTGCCGCGACCACCTGCTGTCGAGAAGCTGCCGGCTGGCCTCAGCCATATCACCCGCAGCAATCGCCGCCTGCGCGAGCTTGAAGCCGTCCCAGCGTGGCTTGCCTAGATTGAACAGCAAAGATATCACGACCGCCTGTCGCGGCTCTGAGAGGCCGGCAAACCACGGGTAGGTCTGAGCCTCCTCGATGCAGCGGTTTATGTCGTTGGTCAGCAGGTAGTCGATTTCATCATCAGACAGACCGCCGCCCAAATCTTCATCCACCAAGCGTCCCACCCCGATGGTCCAGTACCCTCGACTGTCCTGATATGCGTGTGGCACCACACCCTCGTGGCGTTTAATCATCTCAATCAGTTTGCTCATTTTCTGCACTCCATTACAATTTGCACGGCACGTTCCCAGCTATCACTCTCCAGATGCGGGTCAGCAAAGAACCCCCGCGCCTTACGCAGTGACAGTTGGTTGATACAGCATTGCGCCTGAAACCACACCCTTCTGTCGGTGGCCGCGCACAGAGCATAGATATCATAGCTGCCTCTCTTGATCCGTTTCTTCCCGCCGCTGCCGGTCTGGAAGTGATAGCCCGGCGCCCTGCCGTCTGCCTGCGAGCGCAGCGTTGACGCCTTCACCTGCACCCTCATAAACACGCCGTCCTTCCACGCCACAAGGTCGGTGTCGTCCTGTTGAGCCATCGAGACTTGCCAGCCCTCCTGCTCGAGTATCGCTGCGGCGGTGATGTACTCGCCGATCAGACCTGTTGTTGTTGACACCTATTGAAGCCCTTTTAACCAAACAACAAAAGAAATCATCGCCGCTAGGGCAGCAGCTAAAAGGGCAAGAACCGCGCCTGCGCCTATTTTCTCTTTTATATCGGCTCTGCGTTTTGCAACGCGTTTGGCAGCAGCGGCGCGACCTTCTGTGGCCTCTTTACAAAAGCGCTCATAATCTCGCAACAGCCCCGGCCTGCCAGCGTAAATCATAAGCTCTCTGAGCTGTTTTTCCTTTTCTTTGATCTGCTCAAGAGCCATAAATTCTTCAAGATCAGAACCGCCAAGGCCACGCGCCCGCTTCTTGTTGCCAGCGCGGCGCAGCTCTTCCTTCGATGACATGAATGTGCCGATGGCCTTACCAGCTTTGGCAATGTCCTGACCATTGTTGACGACTTGTTTTATTACTGCAAAAGCAGCATTCGCGGCGGCAAGTTCTGCAAGCATCAATCAAACACCTTCGTCTCTTTGTCCACGTCCACTGGCAGGCAATAGCTTGTTATTTTATTCGGTCCCTGTTTATGTAATATACGCGCCAGATAGACGCAGTCGTTCAGATCGCGGAAATACCACGCCGGGCTGACCTTTTTGTCGTCAACAAACACCAGCAGTAGAAAGGCAGCCTCCAGCACATCAGCCGCGCCTCGTGATTTTCTTGACTGTTTCGGTTTCCCAGAGCCTAACCAAGATGTAGACGCCAGTGAAGATTGCCACAACGTCAGGCGCGTGACCTAGCCACGCCGCCACAGTTCCGGTGCCAGCGGCTACATCCAGCCCGACTTTGGTCCCCTCGTTCATAGCTACCAGCCAGCCGGGACAGCCTGCCGCATTGGCGGGTTGGCCAGCGCAGTCATCTGCTCGTCAAGCATTGTCTGCATCTCAGCTTCTGTCTTTTGCAAAGCCTCAAGCGTCTTTGTCTTGCACCAGTCTTTTGTGATGTCATCGAAAGCAACGTAGTCACTATCACCCTCGTCTGGTGTAGCTACAGCAGCAGTGCCATAAGCTGTCACGTTTAGTGCTTCGCCTTCATCGTTTGTCTCGCTGTCAGAAACAGCAGTTAGCCGCCAGTGAATTGTCTTGATGCAATCAGAGTGTCCGTTCTGGGCCTCGTTGCAAACGTCCAATGCTGGGAAGTCCCAAGTGTATGAATTAGCCATTGTCTACTCCTATTAGTTGGCTTTTAGTTCAGCAATTTCTGCTGCTAGTTCTTCAATCTTGCGGTGTGCATCTTGGAGTGCCGACACCAGAATTGGTGTGATACGTCCGTAGTCCATCGACATCATCGCATCGTCATCATCGCCAGTGCTGACAGCCTCTGGCATTACCTCTTGCATCTCTTGAGCGATAAAGCCCATAGAGCGTGGGCCGTCAGGGTCAGACTTCCAGCTATATGACACAGGGTTCATCTGCATCAGCTTGTCGGTGGCTTGCAGCGGTTCGATGTCTTGCTTTAGTCTTATGTCAGAGGTGGTGTTGTAGGTTGTGACTGAACCAGTGACTGAGACAGAGCCGACCGTTCCGTTGTTTTGGGCAAAGTTCAAAATAGTACCATCGCTGGTCAGCCTGTTAAATTGCCCTGCCGCCGCACTAGATGCTGTTGCAGTAATCTGACCGTTTGACTTTATTTCGCCGCCAGCTGTGCCAAAATTTGAACTTGTCTTCCCAACCAGCAAATTCCCTGACGCATCCAGTCGCATACGTTCCGCATTATTTGTTGCAAGTAACATATAACCGTTAGTGGTTGTGCCAAAAATAGTCCCTGCACCGTCTGTGCTAATTTTAGCAGTGTGCGATGCACCTTGAATTTGTGCCGCCGCCACATTTCCTGTAGAATTTACATGAAGCAACTGCGCTGGCGAGTCAGTGCCGATTCCCAAGCGACCCGCCGATGTCAGGCGCACCTTCTCTCCTTGATTTGTCCAGAACGCCATATACTCACTGCTGTTGTTGTAGGCGATACGCCCACGCAAGCGGTCATTTGTTCTGCCAAAGTTTAGGATGGCTTCGCTAGAGTTGCCGCTGCGGATGCCAGCCTCTGCCGTGCCGCCCGATGCAACCTCTAGCTTATGGTTGCTGTCAGGTGACGCAGTGCCGATGCCGACATTGCCAGTACCAATGACTGTAAAATCAGCGTTACCGTTGTAATCTTGGACCTGAAAGTTTGGAGTTGCGTTGTTTGCGCCACCTCTAGCAACTAATGAACTACCATTTCCAGAACCAGCACTGTTATGAAAATAGCCAGCAATGTCAGAGCCAGAAGAAGTAGTGGAATGGAATTTATAAGAGGGTGCCGAAGTCCCCAGCCCTAGCGAACCCGCCGATGTGATGCGGAGTTTTTCAGAATCGTTTGTATATAACAACATAGCGTTGTTGTCGTGTTCATACTGGATGCGACCGACATTGCCATCATCGGTATCTGCTAGTTCTAAAATACTGTTAGAATTGTTTGCCGCTTGTAGTTTAAATAACGCTTCACCACTTGTGTTTTTTATCAATCCAGCACCTTCGACATGAAGCTGTCTCTCCGGCGAAACAGTGCCGATGCCCACGTTGCCAGCCGATGTGATATATACACGCTCTTGACCAGCAGTGTTCAGGGAGATTGTGTCTGCGGCTGGAAATCTAATTGATGTGTTTGTATCGCCATCGTGGTATATGCGGTCAGCAAGGTAGATTGCACCGTCAACTCTAGCGTTTCCGTTGATATCTAGTGTTTGTGATGGGGCAGTAACTCCCAGCCCTAGCGAACCCGCACTAGTCAGGCGCATACGTTCAGAGCCGCCAGTTCTAAAGGCTACGTTTGACGAGTCTCTACCAATGTATAAATTGTTGTTGGCTGTTGTGTTGTCGTAATAAATTGCATTATCTTCACCAGAACCGTTCTTATCAAACTTAATTATCCTGCCTGTGCCAGTAAGTTTAGCATTTCCATTAACATCCACGCCTGTGGCGGTGGTGGCGAGTTTGGCGGCGTTGTCGTAGTAAGCTGTCACTGCGCCATCACCCGCAATAACAATACCGTTTTCTGCCCCCGGAATACTGCTACGAAGATATATATTATTTGCCTGAACATACATGTCAGTAGTGTTTTCGCTAGAAATCACACTGTTTGTTCCGTCAAAATACATCTGTAAATCGTCGCCATCACCGAACTTTACTCGTCCAGTAGAAACACCGCCACTATCTCCAAGTTCAATATTACCTGTAGCAGTAACGGTGCCGCCGACTGTGATGTTTCCAACCGCGATTGAGTTCACCGCCTCAGTGCCTTCAGCAAAGTCCTTGAGGTGCGTCATCACCTCGCGGATGGCGTTGTTCACATCCGATGGCAGCATGCCCTCGTTGATGTTAACACCGCCAACGTCCGTGTTCGAGGCATTGGTGGCGCTGTAGTCGGTGAGTTTATCCTTGGCCATTTGCTTTCCTTACCATACCCAGATTTCTACATACCCAGCCTGCCCGGCTGTCGCTTCGGAATTGCCAGCAGCACCGGCAGCGCCGTAGCTAATCGTCAAGGTCTCACCGCCGACATTGGCGCCAGTTACATATTTGTGAACCACGTTTCCGTTTGTGGCCGGAGACGCAGGCCCGTCATAGGTGAAGTTGCCGCCTTGCCCTGCTGTTGAGCGCCCGCCAGCAGCGCCAGCGCCGACCATCACATCACCACCAGTTGAACCGGAGATTACATCCTTGGATGCGATTGAGCCTGTTGTGTAGTGGCCGGCGCGGCCACCAGTTGCAGTGACCGCAACGCTCAACGTGCCGTTGGTGACTGTGGTGCTGCCGCCGTCTGTGCCTTCAGCAACGCCTAGTCCACCGCCAGAAGGGAACAAGTCGGTGCCACCACCGCCGCCACCAGATGCGCGGATCATCACCGCCTGCGCGTCTGCCGGGATGTCGTAGTCGCCGCTGGTCTTGATCGTGATGACCTGCGGGTAGCTTGTCTGATTTGCCCAGCTAAACGACCCATCGCCGTCACTGGCGAGAACCTGCCCGGCGGTGCCATCCCCCGCCACGTCAAGGTTTTCCGCCTGCACCTTGGTCCAAGCCAGAGTGCCTGATCCGTCAGTGTCCAGAACCTGACCGTTTGACCCATCGCCATCTGGCAGGGTGAAAGTCGTGGTTGTCGTCAATGTCGCCGGAGCCTGTATCTTGATTGACGCACTGGCGTCATCGTCCTGCAAGTTGAGAACGTCAACGCCGGTTGTGCCGTCCGCGAAGTCCGCGAGGTGGCTCATGATCTCCCTCTGGGCGTTGTTAAGGTCGCTTGGAACCATAACGCCTTCGGATAGGTTGATCCCGCCCACGTCCGTGTTCTGCGCGGCTACGGGATCGTAATCGGAGATTTTGTCTTTACTCATAAAGCGCTCCTCTGCTTGGCGCGATTATAACACATCAAAAGGGTCAACCACAGATCCGGCGCCGGAGGGCGTTGACCGCGCCGGTGCTTGGGGGGTCTCCAAGGAGAGGGGGTCTGGCTCCACTCCATACATGCCACCCCCAACACGGAGGCCGGCATACCCGCTGGCTTGTGTGAGCGCGGTTCCGAGAATTGTCATGTTGCGCTCATTAAAATATTTCCCGCCCTGACCAGCGACAATTTTTTGAAGCTGCTCGACAGACCCCTCGTTTGTGATCAGTTCTGCAAGCCTTCTTTGGTTAGCGTTAGTTATCTGCCTTCCAGTAACATCGCTTAATGCGCCGGGGATGCCAAATGGATTTAACAAAAACCGTAGCGCGCCAGCGCCGCCTGTTGTGTTTATAAGGTCTTTGGCAGATTCTTTGGCAGCAGTGTCGGTCCCTACATATATTGCCTTTGACGCTGCTTCCATAACCTTGAGGAGGTTGTCCATTGCTTCCATTTGTTCTGGGTCAAGAGCGGCCTTGAGGCGATTATACCCTTGGTCCTGACCAAAATTTATCCAGAACCTTGCTGGGGCCATAGACGCAGAAAGATCGGGGCGCGGGAGATCGCCTAGTCTGGCTTTGCCGGCCTGCTCCCAAATACCCTCGATTGACCCCCTTGTGAAAGCGTCCCAGATGTCTTTCCCGCCTTCAACCGACAGGATGTTTTCGCGGGCTTGTTTGATTGCGGAAGGTGAGGCTGAGTTGAAAAACCTAGACCCCATATACTCAAAGTCTCTGATGTTTTTATTCGCCAATATCGGAAGCACGCCGCCCTCAGCGGCGTCAACGGGGCGGCTCAAATCCCCCCAAGTCTTCCGCGCCGCCGCAAAGCTCGGCACCTGCTTGTCAAGGCTTAAAAGAAGATTGCCCAACAACTCTTGCAGTTGCCTCACCTCTTTCCCTCTGTTACGTGCAGCTGCCTCTCCAATCATGTCGTCTAGAGTTTCTTTGACGTTGTTCTGTATAAACTCCAGACCAAGCCCCTCGCGCGGCTGGCGATCAACCACACGCTTTCCTGCATCCGTTACGGGGTCTGTGTAAAACCTTCTGATCTTATTTAGCTTGGCAGACAGGCGGGGGAAGTCTTTTATCTTTTGCTGCAACAGCGCGTCAAATCCACTAATAGAAACCTGCTCTCCCTCCTCAAATGCTATTCGGTACGCCGGGCTTCCAGCGCGTGACCGCGCTTTCTCAAGATTTATAATGCTCTGCTCTGCGGCCTCGCTCAATGCGCCGCCAGCTATTTCTCTTGATGGCGCCGATGGGGCAATCCCCCTAAGAGCCTGCTCCATCGCGGAGCCAATTTGTCCGCCCCGCGCCTGAGCAAACTGCGACATTGTTTCGCCAGTTATAGGGCTTCCTGAAAGAGCCTTTTGGACAGCGACTAGATTTGCATCACCAGTCAACTCCGCCGGCGTCAGCGTTATCTTGGTGCCATATTTTTTGTTTACTGCATCAACGGTTTCTTGCAGCGCCCTTACTGCTGTTGTCCCAGCCGTTTTTGTCGCCTCCGAAAACATGCTTGCCGCGTCTCTGGCGGCGGCTCTAGTTAGGCCTTTGCCAATAAACCAGCCGCCGGCGGCGCCTGCCGCCTCTAGCAAGGCTTCTTGAGTTATTCTAAGTGGGCTTGGCCTCTGACCCGCCATACCTTTGGCGAGAAACTCGCGCCCGGTCTGGCCGACTGTTGCGCCGGCCACCCCGCCTCCAACCATACCCGGCGGACCGTAGGGGACGCCAAGTATGGTCCCAATCGCCGCGCCACCTGCGGGAAACGATGGCCCCAAACCCTTGGCGGTCTCCCGAATAAAACCCGGGGCAACCTTTTGCAGAGTGCCAACATCTGTGCGGTAAACAATGTCTCCGCCAGAAACGCCAAATCGTTCAATAGGAATGCCCATACGCTCTGAGTAGAAGCGCATCCTTGCGTTTGGGTCTTGAATAACTGACGCCATCGCCACGTCAACCGGGCGCGCGGCGCCTTCGGTCCCTGTTTCGATAACGCGAGATATTTGTCCCGCGCCCGTAGGAGATGTCATTGTGGCAAATGGGTCTATCGTGTTTGACATTAAATCACCTAGCCTCTTGTGCTTTTTTTGCCCACAGCCGCAGCGCGTCCGCTTGAGTGCCGACAACATTTTGTTGGGCCGCCATAGTCATGTATTTATCGACAAACTGATCTATGTAAACCGTTTCCCCTGAAGGGGCTTGCAAAGAGAGTGGGTATTTCCTAGCCAAGTCTTCAGTAATTTTGTCATTACCGGCTTGCAACTGCTGCGCTCTATACAGAGCCGCCCTTGTTATGGTCCTGAAGTTATCGACCTTTGCCTTGAACATGCTCGGAGAGTCGCCCTTATCAGGCAAAAACGTCCTTGCATTATCAAGCTCAAATTTTGTGACAGCGGCACCCGAAAGCTGCTTGAGTATTGTACTGAACAACTCTTGAGTCGATGCCCTAAATCGAGAATACTTTATAAGCTGATCCGCGTTTTCTGGCGGCACACCAGTCAGCTTTTCCATAGTAAGGTCAACGTAATTTGATATCTTTGTTGGCACGTTTAAGAAACTTGGGTCATATAGTTGATCAATCTGATCCAAGCTGCTCAATATTTTTGTCGTTTCAAGTATCTGGTCCTCAATGGCTTTTTTCGTTGGCTTTTCAAGCGCAGCGCCCGAAACGCCTGTCGCCACCGTGACCGTGCCATCACTGGCGACAGAGATTTTCTGACCCGTTTTTGGGGCAGGCATTTTTGGCTCAAGCCCCGGAATGGGCTGGGCTTCAAACCCGCCGCCTTCGATGGGGACCAGTTGCATTGTGGTTGTCGCGCCCGGCTGACCGGCGACTCCAGAAGTTAAAGTTGTCGGCTTGACTGCGGCTGGTGGAGTTATGCCAACACCTTCAATCGCCTGAGCCATTAGGCTGCCGGGCATCATCTGAGACGGCACTATTCTCGCAAGGGTTGTTCCTCCGCCGGGGGCTTGTATTTCTCTAATAATTGCCTCGGGAGGCTTGCCGGGGCCAATGTCAGAGTAAGTCCGCGTCTGCGGGTTCCACTGCTGCATAACAGGCTGACCCTGCCTATATATGGTCCTCATTGTCGGGGGCTTTAACCCCGCCTCAAACTCGCTGGTGGCGGTCTGTTCTGGGTTAATCTGTGCAAGAATTGCAGCGCGGGCCGCTGGGTCTTTTGCCAGCAACAATTGCCCTCTTAAAGCTGCCTTCCTATTTACTTCGGAAATTTCTGCTTGCCTTGACTTTAGCGCTAGGTCATCCAAAGTCTTTTGCCGCAGGGCGGCCTGTTGAGTGTCGTATGCGGTCAAGCCCGCTTGCCCGGCGCGACCTATAGCCTGCCCTAGAGATGTAGGGGTCAGGCTGGGGCCGCCGGCTTCAAGCAGAGACATTGCCATTGCAAGGTTTGATCTTGTCCGGGGGTCATTAAAATCAACGCCCAAAAGTCCGTCAGCCATTTAATCCTCCTATGCGCCAAACAAGCCGAGCAAGCCGCCGCCGAGGGCATACATTGGGTTAACAGCGCCGCCTTTTGGCGTCATCATCCCACCAATCTGCGCGCCGCCAAGCGCTCCGCCAAGGGCGCTAAGCGCTGGCTGGCGATAGTATGGCGTGATTTGCTGCGTACCAAGCTGACCGCCCTGCACAGATGCAAGGTAATTCGCCAGCGCAGCCTGCGGTGCCTGCTGCTCAAACTGAAAGCGCTCAATGTCGCCCGCAAGCTGCGCCTGCTGCTGCGCCTCTCTGGCGGCGCCAACGCCTGCCAGCGTCTCAAGGTCAGCGAAGCCAAACTGTCGAGCCGCAGGCGCCTGCTGGATGGCCTGCTGCTGCACTTCGTATGCCATAGGCGCGAGCGCCTCGGCCACTGCCGCCTGCTGGTAGCCGGAGCCGTACCGCCCGGCCTTCGCGGCCTGCGCCTCAACCGCTTGAATGGCGGGGCGGAACGCGGCAGACTGTAGCGGGTTAGTCCCCATCAGGTTCTGCATCACGACATCTTGAACCGCGCCGATAAATGGCGAGCCTTGTATTGCCTGCTGACGCAACGCGCCAAGAGCCATTTCCGACTCAGGCGAAAACCCCACAACCGTCTGGCCGGGGTAGTATTGCATAGGCCCAGCCTCATACAGCTTCTTGGCCTCTGACAGACCAAACTCCTTGAACGGTGCCGTGGTTGGGTCTGTCAGGGTTTGGGTCACCTGCCGTGTCTGTCCGCCGCCTTTACTCATTGCTAAAATCCTTCATCAATACAACCGCGCTCTGTCGGTAGTCTTTCAGTTGACGAGACCAGCCCCTGCGGCCAACGATCTCCATTCCGGCGCATCCCTGCGTCTTTGCCCAATACGCAATAGACTTTTCTGCGTCCATCAATTCGTCCAAGTCCCCGCCCGCGAGCCATATCCGGCACATAGCCTTCTGCGGGTAGTCCACTATTTCGGTGATTATAGCAGACTTTTGCAGCGGAAAGAATTGGGCTTTCCCAGACCACACAGCTTGCGCCACATCGTCCATTGTGTGTGATCCGCCAGCATACTCAAGCGCGTCACCAATCCAGCGCTTGCAGCGGTTCCATTCGTGTACGGCTCTGTCATTAGCCGATAATAAGGTAGGCGAATGGAGCATCGTGTCCTGAGTTGCTGTAGTTAATGACCATCGTGCCGTCTGTGCTTGTACTGTCGATGTACGGGTCGTGATGCCACGGATTGTGGTCAACGCCGGTGAAGAATACCAGAGACGAGACGGAATATCTCGGATCGTCAACCGTGATCTGCGTGGAGGTTCCCGGAAGCGTCACATACCCAACGCTGTTCAAGCCGCCGTTGATTGTGCGGTTGAGTACCTCGGCGATCTCGCGCGTTGTCGCGGTGATCGGGTTGAGTGTGCGGAAGTTGGTGGTGCGCTGCTCAGTCGTCATCGCCGGCCAATCTCCCGCGCCTCAATGTCAATGCCCAGCGCCTTTGACCACCCATCAGACAGCGTCATCCGCGCCCTGTGGTAGCGGCCCTGCGAGCGAAACGGGACAAACCCTGCGTCATTGGGTGAAACGGCACTGGTGAAAACATGCTGGCTCGCCTGTGTGTTTCTGGTGCCAACCGCCATTGAGACAGTGCCGTCCTCGTAGTACGGGTAAACGCGCGTGACGATGGAGTTCTTGCCCATAGACACCGGCACCTCTGAGGTCTCAATAGTTGCCGTCAGCGGTGCGCCCGTAAAGGTGTAAATCTTGTCGCCATACGCACCGCCGAAGAAATACTGCCCGCCCTTAAAGAACCGGCTGTCTAGCTGGATGCTGAGACCGTCAACAGTGGCCGATAGATTGTCGAGGCCGTCAACCGTGTATCCAGAAGAGAACATAGGCGCGAGTAGGTCAGCCTCAACCTCGGCCAGAGACCACTTGTTCAGCGTGTAGTTGTACATGATGATCTTGTCCGGCTGTCCAGACGGTGACTGCGTGGACGTGTAGGACCACATCGCCACCTCATTGATCGGATCAACAGAGGCGCTCATGCGGTAGTCATAGTTAGAGTCAAAATCATTCTTGAAAAACTCGTTAACTTTCTCCGACCCAATGGGCGTGGCGCGTTGCCCATCAAATGCGTAGAAGCCATCGTTTGCTAGGAAAAACACTAAACCGCCCACGTTGCAGACTGAATCCTTGAACGCACACCCGCGCTCAGACACAACCTTGTCAAATTGCCAGATCAGCGGCGGTCCTGTGTAGGTGGCCCGAAAGATGGCTCGCTCTGTCAGGATTGTCGCGTACTCTCCGCCGACTAGCCCGGTGATAGCGCCTGAGTCCGGCAGGTTTTGAAAATCGCTCTGGTTTACGCCTGCGGTCCAGCTTGTCGGATCGTTAAACCCTGACCAGTAGCACTGATATGGAACACGCCCAGAGCCAGTGTCCACGTTGGCGAGCCACACAAAGTCTCGAACCACCGCAATGAAGTCAGCCTTCGGCGGGGTGCCGCCAAGGTCGGCAAACGCGCTTGACGTGCCAAGTCCGAATTTCTGAGGCGTCTCCCCGACACCGCCTGCCGCAATAACGTCATCGCCAAACTGCACAAATCTCCACCGCTCAAAGTCGGTCAGCGTGTAGCCCCCGGCCTTGCTGATGTCGTCTAGGTCGTTGTCCACTGAGGCGTGGAGATACAGCTTTGTCGCATCGCCAGCGAACAGCTTAGTGTTTGAGGCGTTGTCTTTCGCCGCAAAGATGCCCTTGATCGTTGCGGTGGCGGCGTTGCTGTACGGCACAAAGCTGTTCATAGAGTGATAGCCATTGGCCGCAGGCAGCACGTTAGTCGCCACGGTAACGCCAGCGTTTAATAGGTCGGCCTGATCGGGGAGCCACTCGCCAAAAGGGATCACTTTACTGCCCACCTTTCACTGCCGGTTGTGGCCGTTGTCCACGTTGTGTTTGGAATAATCTCGCTAAGGTCATCTAAATCCTCTAGCGTCCCGTAATAGTTTAGGCTGTCCATCGAGCCTAGCTGGTCCAAGTCCTCAAGGGTAGCGGGAAAAACCTTTATAACATTCCACGTCTCACCATCCCCGCCGACAACAGACCAGCGATCACCCATAACGTGAGGGCGACCGGCCACAGTCATACGCATGTCCGGCGCCGCAGACATCACAAACGTGACGGCGTTTTCGCTTGACGCGGTCACCGCTGTCGAGACCGCCGACAGCATTCCCCTGATGCGGGAGAATGCGCCAGATGATGTCGCCGCGATTGACGCGCTCGCCTCAAATGGCCGGATGCGGAGAACCGATGCCGAGGTTGTAATGGCGGTGGACACTGACGCCGCAAACCTAGCAATAAACGAGGCATAAGCTGCGACAGATGCCGCGCCGGTTACAGAGGCGACAAAGTGCAATATGCGCTTGAGTGACGCGGATGTTGTGGCAGCTATTGATACAGCAGCAGTCGGCTGCTGGAGCGTCAGGTTATCTAACTGCTCCAACGTGCCAAAGGAGTCGATGTTATCCATCGTCCCCCAATTATCTAGCTGCTCAAGTGTCGCCACAGGACGCCCCCTTAGTCGGCGCTGATGTCGAGGTCACCCGCATCAATCTTGAGGATGTCGCCAGAGGCGATTGTCTTTGCAGCGGAAAACGCGCCGTGGATCAGCAGGTTGCCGGATGATGCCGCATCGAAAACACCAAAGTGCGAGACGCTGCCCCAAGAGCCGGTTGCCGCCGCAAATTGGATGGCCGAGGCGTTGTCAGCGGTTCCTGATGCTGCCGCGTTAAACGTAGCCGCCACGCGGGCGTAGCCGGAGCCGGTCAATTCCGTGCCGGTGTTACCGTCTCCGAATGAGCCTGTGGACAGGCCAATGTAGACTGCCGATGGCATAGTGTACGAGCCGGTCCCAAGGATGTGATCGAGAATTTCGTTCTCAAGGTAGTTCGACATTGCAGACATTGCTTAACTCTCCGCTGCTGCTTGCTGGCGTTGATAATCGGACCGAATGGCGAGCGACCCAACGCCGTAATGAGATCGCTCCTCGTCAACCTTAATTTCTGCGATGATGCGACCAAATTTTGAGTCGTATTGTGACGATCTGGCTTCATCAAGCAGGTATGTGTAAGCCTCCGTCAAAGCCCCGTACAAATACAAATCCGGGTGGCGCGTGAACGCAATCGGCGTGTTTGTGTCAGACAGTGCCGGCAGGCTTCCTGTGTAGACAATTTCAGCCGTGTATGCTGTGTCTGGCACGGGGCGCAGTTTCATCTCCAAGCCGACAACGCTGTAGGCTCTGGGCCTGCCGTTCCCGGTGCTTGAGTAGCTCTTGTCCAAGCCGTGTGGGCTTTGATATTCCAAAACCGTTATCGGGTTGGTGTTGAGCTTTACCTCACGCACCTCGCGCAAATCCGTGGGCAGCGCGATGTACTCGTCTCCAACCTCCAGCGAAGCCGTGGCCCGCTTCTCCTGCTCCCGCGTCTCAAGCTCACGGCTTACACGCGCCTCGGCAAGCCGAATGAAGTCAGGTATCTGAGCGGTTAGGTCATCACGCGCCAAAAAGTTGGCGATGGCCGTCTTTAGCTCGCTGTAGGTGCTTATGCTCATATCCGTCCGCCGCCTGTCCTAAAGTCTCGGTTTTGGTGGTCGTTCAACCAAGCCTTCCACGCCTTTGGATTTTCACGCGGTGTGCCTAGCGTCTGTAAAAGGTGATTATACACGACATTCGGTATTTCAGCCACATGCTGCATGTGACGCTGCGTGTTGCCGATCATCTCGCCCTTTTTGGACTCGCCGGACATCTGCTTGTTGATTTTGAGTAGATCGTCAAACCGCTGCTTCTGATGAATGATGGTTGTGCCATCGCTGGCCTGCTCCATCGAGACTTCCTTCCTTGTGTGCGGATCGGTGTAAAGATAGCGTTTCATGCTTTCCCCTTTAGAAAGAGAGGGGGCAGTTGCCCGCCCCCTCGTTAGTCTTAGGAACCTGACAGGTCGAAGATACCTGCATGTGCCTTTGGTGCCAGAACCTTGAGCGCCCACTCAGTAATGAGCATCGTAGCCTGTGAGTCACCTGTGTCGCCCATATCCTTCTCTTGGAAGTTACGACCGTTGAGTGTGCAGAGTGATGCAAACTCAGGGTCGAGGAGGAACATCTTGTCGTTGGACATGAACCGAGAAGGATTCGCAGAAACGCTTCCGAAATCCGTTAAGAAAATTGAAGTTGAACCAACATAGGAAATTTCCTTAGCCTGAGTCATGTTCACGTCATTGGAAACGAGGTTTCCTGTCGCTGACAGGTCAGAGAAGTTTGCGCGGTTGGTAGCAGAAGCCAGCATCATTGATGGGTTTCCGCCGTCTGTCCACGCATCCTGCATGCCGTCCTCAATCAACGCGAGCGACAACACACGGTCATCTCCGTCAACCACCGTGTCTGTGCCTGTACCGGCTGAGAACGCGCCTGAACCTGCACCAACAGAACCGTTGGTGATCCAAGTCATCAGTGAAGCTGACTTGCGTGGCTCAGAGCCAGAGCGGGCCACGTTAGTGTCCGTGATGCTCTTCTCGATGTCGCGGCGTAACTCAAGTGCCTTACATTTTGTTACCGCTGGCCTGTTTATGACCAACTTCTACGGCTTGTGGTCAGGTTATACCGTAGATCAGACTATATCTTCACTTTCGTGTTGGGCGCTCGTGGGCAGATTATTCTTTCGTCACCGCCTAGTCGTTGAACCTTCACCAGCCCTCAGCTTTCGCTTCCATCTGGCGCTTGGCTGCTGATTACCCGCCTCCGGGCTTCCCAGCAATTCACCCAATTTTTTTCCTGAACCAGTCAGATAGCAATCTGATTTAGAACAGGGGTGCCTGAGGTCAGGTTAAGCACCTTCTGGTAGTTATGCTCGCGCTCGCGACCAGCCGTATCGACAGCATCCAGAGTACCAGATGTTGCGAATGACTTGACGCTGATCTGGTGGTAGTTCCCGAGGCGGACTGTCGGGGTGGCCGCCGCCGTAGAAATCGCCGCGCCTTCATTGACGTGGTTGTTAGTAGCGGCACTGGCGAGTTCCTGTGTCTGCCACTCGGTAAAGATACCGTTTGATGTCTCTTTCTTCACGTTTGAGAAGAAAGGTGTTTCCGCAGGGTCGATGCGGTAAATGACATCAGCAAGCTGCTCGCGCTCACCTACTGCTGCCGCTGTTGCGAATGTAGTCATGATCTTGGTTCCTTCTGGGTCATCTGCCCATTAAGTAGTTGACTGCGGCATCAACGCTGCCCTCTTTACTGAGGCGCTCAAACGATTGCTGCCGTTGCTTGGATGCAGCCTGCCTCTTGGTTGTTGGCTTGCCTGCCTTGGCCATTCTTGGGGCTTTGCGGGTGCGCTTCTTGGCCGTGGGTTTCTTCTCTTGAAGGTTGTCCCATTGCCACGCCTTGTAGAGCAGTTCGATGGCGCGCGCATCAGATGCGTTGGCAATCTCCTCCTCACTAAACCCGATCCGCCGCTGGGCGTACTTGATAACCTCTTGCCTCTCGGCATTGCGGGTCTCTTCGTTCTGCCAAGCCGGTATCCGACTGAGCATGTCCTCGCGCTGCGTTGCCAGATGCTTCTGCATGTGGGCTTGCTGCTCTTGGGCTTGCTCGGCGGATATGCGCTGCTGCTCTGCCTCGACCTGCTTGGAATACTCTTTCTGCTGATCCCATTCGGCTTTGGCGAGGAACAGATCGCGCTCCGTCATTGTTTCGGCCAATGCTCTCCAGTCAGGCTCTTGCTGAGTTGTCTGCTGGATTTGACTTTGCAACATATCAAGTTGCTGCTTGTATGCGTCTCTCAGTGCCTGCGTCTGAGCCTGCTCCGCCTCAAAGGCTTTGCGTTGCTCTGCAAGCTCCATAGAGCGCTTTGTGAATGCCTGCTGCCGAGAGTAACCATTTTGAAGCTCGTCAAGGGTGACAGCATGCTCCTCACCGTCAATCTTGACGGTGTATAGCTGTTCCTCTTCGCCTTCGTCCTCGTCATCCTCTTCGTAGGCATCTTCGCCGTCATCAACGTCCTCGTCATCGTAGTCATCTTCGGGAGCTTGCGCCGTGTCCTCTGATGCTTCGAGCGTCTCTGTCTCTTGCGGTTGAGGCGCTGCCGCCTCTGGCTGCTCTTCCGCTGCATTGTCCACTGGTGGGGTGCTTAGAAGGCTTAATGCGTCTGATACTGAAATTTCGCCGGTCTCTGTCGAGTTATCGGACATGAAAATTACCTCTGTCTATTGTTAAAATCGGATTGCCTCTTGACTTCGTCAAGGTGCAGTTTCGCCAATTTACCATCCTCTATTACACTTTGGAAATAGCCCTTTAGGGCATCCAAGTTTTGCAAAAGTTGGTATAGGCGTTCCCGGCTCTCTGTGTCAGCCATTGCCGAGCCACGCCAAGCCGCGATAAATTGTTGCTCCAAGTGAGCGAAGCCGTCCTGCAAAATCTCATTGCGTAGTAGCGCCTCTGCCTTTGCAGATCGCTCAATCTTTTCTCTAGCTTGTCCCTCATTCACGTTCTTATCCTTATTATAACAGTGTGTAACCCGGATACTGGCGCACAGTCCCGCCTGCGCGGCGGAACGCTTGGTTGGCCGCAGAGAAGTCTACCGGCGGCAGGCCAAAGCGCTGGCCAAACTCAAGCAGCCCGGTGGGGGCAGTGTCAAGCAGGCCCATCATCCCATAGGTTTGGGGCGCGGTGTAGTCTGCTGGCTGGATGGCGCCAGTGTCTAAACGGCAAGCCTGCAAGTCCTCGTCAAATATATATCCGTCTGGGCATTGGCCGGTGTCAGGTGACGGCGCAACGATTTGTTGCTGACCGCCCTCGCCTAGCTGGGCGCGGCGCATTGCAGCCTCGCGCTCAGGGTCTTGGCCTGTCAGGATGCCGCGCTCGTCATAGACGCCAATTACTTGACCGAGATCGTTTGTGACAATTCGGCCCCGCATAGCGTTGGCAGCGTCAAACGGCTGCATTTCGCCAAACTCGCCAAGTGCGCCGGCTAGATTTCTTAGATTAAGAGACGACATTCCGCCAAGAAAGCCGGGCAACTTAGACCCAGCCAGCCGGTCCTGAACGTCTGACAGGTAGTTTCTCAGCAGGCTCTGCTGCTGCGCGACAAAGGGAGCCTGAGCCTGCTGGGCTGTCGCCGCAGCCTGCCGGTACATCTCAGGGGCGCCGGGTGCGCCCGGTGCGCCACCACTGCCGCCGCCCATATTGATAATGTTCTGAGCCTGCTGAGGGGTCATCCCGGCAAAAGCCTGAGTGCTATATCTAGCGGCGGACTCGGCTGGACTCATGCCGCGCTGCTGATTATCGCTTGGCCTGTCGCCCTCAGATGGCCGGCTTGAGCCTTGGCTAAAGTTGCCGCCGCCGGCAGTCGTCCGACCCTGTGCTTCTATTAAACCTCTTGGTGGCATATCTAAACCCTCGGCAAGTTGGTTGATATCTGCGCGTCTGTCACCGCCTTGGCGACACGCAACTCCGCCTCAGCCTGCAACTCCTGCCGGCGCAGTTCAGCGTTTAGCTGCATTTCTTCACGCTTTAGAGCGATCTCAGCGTTCATCTTTTCGCGCTGCAACTCGATGTCCATTGCCAGCTTCTGCTGGGCAATCTGCATGTCCTGCTGCGCCTTCATCACCTCTGGGTCAGGCTGAGGTGGCTGCTGCTGCTGCATCGCCATCTGCTGCTGGATCATCTCAGGCGAGCTAAAGAATTGGTCGGCATCCTTGAAGCCGCCAATCTCCGCAATCGAGCGCAACGTGCTGACATACTGCGCCATCGTGACAATCGGGTTGCTCGGCCCAAGCTGCATCATGATCTGCTCTTGCTTCGCCGCGATCTGTGTCAGGAACGCAATCTTTGTTTCATCGTCAGTCGTGCCAAGCCCGACCTGCACGACAACGTCAAACTCGCTGTCCCACTCCGCCGGGTTGATAGGCACAAAGTTATTGCGAAGGCGGATGGTGCGCGGCTTGTTGTCGTACTTGGTTAGAAGGTGCAGGATGCCCTTGAACAAACTCTTCATACCCGTCTCAGCAAATGTGCGGGCTATGCTCTCCATCTTAACCTGTGCGCCGCGAACCGTTGCTGCTACTGCGGATGCTGTGGTTGACTGTAGGGCGTCAGGAGAAAGACCCTGCGATGCCGCTGAGATGCCCGTGCGGTTCTCTTTGATGCTGTCAACATAGTCCATAAGGGGCCGTATTTCACCGCCCACTGGTGCGCCAGAAATCGACTGCAACATGCCCGGCTGTCTAACGCGGATCACGCCGCCCGGAGACGCAGAAAGCAGATCATCGAGGTTCACCTGACCCTCGACAGCGGCAACGCGCGGCATGCTGCTGGAATACACGCTGTCCAGATACTGACGCATCAGCGTGGTCTTGATGACCTGCAAGTCCTCGGTCATGTCGTAGATTGACCGGCCAATGAGGCGGTGTGGCATCATGATAGGCGTCACAACCGCAAACGGGATGTGGTCGAAAGGCTCGTTGTGCAGGATGTGTGATCCGCCGTCACCAATGGCGCAAATGCGGCGGCGCTCGGCAATCCCGTCTCCGTCAAAGTCCACGTTCATGATGCACTCGTAGTACAGCACCTCGCGGAGAGCGGGATCGGCTGCGTCAGTGCCTGTCGCGGCCTCTAGGTCTTGGAAGCGCGAGGTGCGCTCGCGGTCAACGTCAAGGTCGCCAGCGCCTGCATGCGCCTCAACCTCGTCCTGATCGTAGCCCATAGCGACTAGGTCAGACACAGTCATTGTGGTGCGGTGCGCGACAAAGTGCGCGTCCTCAAGGCTCTCGGCCCGGCGGGACACAAGAAACTCCTCTGGCGGCACGTTGATGATCTTGATCTTGCCGGAGCGGCGCGTCACCTTCACGCTGAGGTCGTAGGTGCTGGCCAGAGGCACCAGCGAGCCGTCATCCGCCAGCATCGTCTCGGTGACAGTCTCCTCCTGCGAGACAACGTCAACGTCAGGGTCGTTGAGGAGCATCACAAGCTCGTCCTCGTTCAGCCCGTTATATTCCTCTTCGTTAACCTCTTCGGTCTCGTCCCAGAAATACTTGACGACACCGAGGCGGAACATCAGCGCGTCCTTGAACCAAGTGTGCAGAACCTTGTAGCCGGGGTTGTCGTGGTTGATGACGAAGTTGGCCATATCTGTGGCCTGCTCCGCGCCCTTAACGTCCTCGGCGGTGCGCGGTGCGAAGCGCACATATTGATCGTTGGCCGTGAACACGCGCATAAGGTTGGGCATAATGGTCTCAACCGTATCCGCGAAAGTGGTGTCCACAACGGACGACTTTCCAGCCTGCTCGTTCCCTAGCGGCTCGCCGAGGTAAAAGTCGATGGCGCGTAGACGCTCCTGCGTGTACTCGCTGTCGAAGTGATTGAGCGAGTCCACGATCTCAGAGGACACAATGCTCGATAGCTGGTAGTCGTCCATTTTGTCGGCCATAATGCCCTCTATTCTGCGTACTTGCCCAACGTGGTGTTGTGGCCGGGGGACTTGCGGCGGCGCGGGGAGCGAGCCGGCGGAGTGACGGGCGCAGCCCGCATAATCATGTCGCTGCCCATCATCTCGTTCATTGTGCCACGGCGCGGCTTAGGCATAGGAGGGGTGACCTTTTTCTTTTTACCGTACATCATTTTTTCACCTTCTTGGCTAATTTCTTGAGGGTCGTGGATTTCTCAGGCGCGACAGTCTTGGCCGGGCCTTTGGTGGTGTTAATGTCCAGAACAGGCGGAACAATGGTCTCCGCCGCAATGTGGGCGTTCTTGCCCTGTATGCAGCGCCCCATATTCTCGCAGCGCCCGCGATACGGGCAGTCATCACAAACAATCATTTCTTGCCTCTTGCTTTCTTGTAGATGTCTTTGTCGGCGGTGCGAGCCTTGTCGCCCCGCATATAGCTGTTTACCCGGCCCATACTCCACGCCGCCATTGGCACGTTGCGTGATCCGCTTGAAAGGTACGCGCCCTGACCGCGCCGGTATACCTGAGCAAGTTCGCCATATGTAAACTTGCTCTTCTCCGCCTTGGCACGGAGCGATTTCTTTGTTGCCTCGGATAGTGGCTTTGCTTTAGGCACGGCCTCGTCTCCCTTGCTTCGTTCTGGATTTGCTGACGGCCTTCACGTCTATCTTCTTGCCTTCCTTGTACGCTTTAGCAGTTTTTTTGATCTCAGCCGCCTTGCGTGTTTTAGATTTAGCGCCCGCAAGATACTTCTTCGGAACGCCGGTCTTTTTATCTTTCGGGACATTGGGGAAGCGCCTCGGCATTACTTCTTCTTCCCGCCCTTGCCTTTTCCGTAGTGTTTACCGGGCATTTTTCTTTCTCGCTTTCTTTTTTGCTGTTTCGGACAAATCTGCGAAATGATAGACGCGCTTGCTCTTGGGCGTCATGCGGGCGCCAGTCATGATGACGCCGTCATTGTGTTTGTGTATGTCGCCACGATATTTTGTGCCGTCTCTGAAATAGTGAAGCCCTGCGGCCATTACGATCCCTTCTTCCACTTTTTAGATGGCGACTTGGTCTTTTGTGGGTTCCACTTGACCTTTGACGCCCAATACGCCGCAGACAGCTTGCCCTTGGCTATGTTCTTGCGGTGACGGCTCTCAAACGCCTTGCGCTGCCCAACCGTCTGATTTGTCTTTACGCCCTGCTGGCCAAAGCGAATGACCTTGACCGTGTCGCCCACCTTCGCCACAACCACATGCGACTTGGTCGGGTGGCTGGGTGTGCGCTTTGGCATATTGTAACCCTTAACGCCATATTTCGCTAGGCGGGGGTCTTTAGGTGCGCTTGGGGCCATTCCAGCGGTCCTTTGTGACGATTATTTCGGACGAGCGACTATCATAATGGTTGTCGCCGCTAAAATTCCTGACGTGGCGCGTGACTTTGACGCCATCATCGACATATTCATAAGTGACAGTCTCTTGCCGAAAAACATTGTTTTTGTTTTCAGGGAAATGCTCGTCATCTAAAATTTTATCCAAAGAACACATTTTGTTGGTTGGAAAATAACACAAATCCGCCTTGCTCACTTTAACAATCCTTTGTATGGGGTGACTGGCACAGGTTCGTACAAAAGAGCGGCCCTTTGACCAGCAAACGGCGCCACCACCCCACTGTACCCGTAGTCTTTGACTACGTTCTCAAAATCCTTTGCGTAAAGGTAAGGGTCTGTCGCGCCCACATTCCTTTGGGTCGCTAGTTTGTTTAGCCCAAGTAGGTCAGCCTCTCTATCATACAAGCCAGACGCCTTCCCCCGATAAACAAAATCAGCACCCTTCATAGCCGGATCAATTTCGTATTTGGGCATTTTGTCAGCAAATGCGTAGACCCTGTTTGGCCTGTCATACGCTCTCAAAGACTCCGCTTCCTTAGCGGCATAATTGTCTCCGCCCCTGCCCATACGAGAACCTGCAAAAGAGGGGTCAAGCTCTAAAATGCCGCCCGTTTTGGAAAAGTGATAGAACGGCAGATCATCAACCGTAGTGCCGGGGCTTGGAGTGTTTACGCCGCGTAAATATTCCGGCATTCCGCCCTGATACGAAAGGTCAACCATCTCAGGCGGCAAAAGGACAGCCTTTTGATCTCCGTAAAGCCTTTGGCTGTTTAGGTCTTGTATCTGGGTCAAAATAGCTTGCTTGTCTGCATCTGTTTTGACTTTTTGCAATTCATCCATCTTGGAGGCTATTTCTGCCTCCAGATCAACATTTAACGGGCTGTAATTAACAAAGCTGTTCTGTCCACGCGTCTCTGACGCCATAGCAAATCGAGCGAGAGGCGAATACATCTGAGAGTGAACACCGAAAGCTCGCTCTTCACCAAGCGCATCAAATTTATTACCAAAAATGCCGTGGCCCGCATAATCGTGAACAGCGCGAAATTTCTCATTTGAGCTAAGGCCGGTTTGTGGGTCTATCCGGCTTAAAAACTCATGAGGATCACCGCCTCGAAAAACATTAAGATTGCGGGCCTGATTAATGTCCCGAAGCATAGCGATAGAGTTAGTGCCGCCTGCGGACGTTACATATTCAAAATCGCCGGGGTGATAAAACGTATTGACGGGAAGGCGGTTAAACTGAGCCTCTGTCTCTGCCTCCATCTGCTTATACGATTTTTGCACAAAATCATCGAAGTTTTTTGCGCCAACCGCCTCAAGCAAATTGGGGAACCTTTTGCCATATTCTTCAAAGACCCGAGACTTATACTCTGGGCTACCTTCGACAGCCAAGCTAAATGCCCGCCCAATGGCAGCCTGCTTCGCAACGCTTGACTCCCTCCCAGCAAATCCCGTTTCACCCTTTAGCAAGGCCGCATCCAGCGGGGCATCGTTTACCGCGATGGCAATGCTGTCGCCAAATTGCCTTGCAGAGTTTAGTTCGGGGCTTTGGACGATAAAACGGACTTCCGAGGCCGATAGTGGCTCATCGCCCTTAGCCGCTGCATCTCCCGCTGATATATCTTTTCTTGCTCTGGCGACCGTTTCGGCGCCTTCGCTGGGGTCAGCAAGGCTTGATCTAACTGTGAGATAGGTTCCATCGTCTTTGACGGTAAACTCCGGGACTTTGCCATCTGCGTCTATCCTTTGCAGAACACTGGTTAACGGAGCGGCTTCCACCTCAAGCACACTTGCAGCAACATTAGCCTCATTAGCTTTTGCTGCATTTCCTTGGGAGGCAGCTTCTGCTGCCTCCATTCTTAGTTGGCGCGCATCTCGAAACGCGCTGATAGACTTCGACATATTGACCGGCGTTTTTACCAAGGCGGTCATAATCGCTGCGGGCGATATTACGCCGGCGCCAATGCGGCCCAAAAGCTCACTACCGCTGCCGGTGGGCCGGTCATAGTTAACGCCCAGCAAATCGCCTAGATCAGCGTATTTATTAATCAGATAATCAGAGCCGCCAACCGGCATGTCGCTCCCAAGGCCAAGCGGGGAAAGCGCCATATTAGCCAGATCAACCGGCGCGCCAAGCAAATCAAAAGGCGCGTATTTTGCGCCGCGAAGAAAGTCAGTGCCGCTCACCTGCGGGAGTTCAACGCCCTCATCGAGCAACCCCTGCCGGTAATAGCCGTATGCGTCCACCATCTAAACTATCCAATTCGTTGAGGGGTTCAATGTGCGATTGCTATTATAACCTCTTGACCAGCCTCCAGCAACCGCCCCTGCGCCGGCGAAGCTCAACACAAAGGCGTCAGCCACGTCAGGCGACCTCTGGCCGCGCTTCTTCATCTCGTCCTTGCTCTCAACCTTCAACTTGCCAGTGCTGAGGTATTTATACCGAATCCCCGTAATCTCCGAAATCAGCGTGTCGTCCGCCGGCATGTGGCAGTCACGCGCCTCAAACCACTCGCGGGCGCTCCAGAACAACTCGTCCCTCAGCTTGTTAAAGCGATCCTTCATGCTGGCACTCTCCGACACCGCCACAGCAACGGCGGGCAGGTCCAACTCGCGCAGACGATCCGCCAAGCCAGCGCCCAGACCAATCGCGTCCACATAGATCGCCTGCGGGCGCATCCGATACGGGACGGCATCGTACTCAGCCAGTATGATGCCCGCCAACTCCATCAAGTCCTTGCCCTGCCACGTCTTGATCGGCTCGACCAGCACGTTGCCCTGCCGCTTGGCCAGAGCGGACCTGTCGCCGCCATAGCGGGCAACGTCAAGGCCCCACTCAACCGGGGTGGTGGGTCCAGCCTCCACGTCCCGCCGGGTCGCCTCCTCAACCAAATGCAGCGGCACCAAAACGTCATCCGACTGCGTGGGAAACTCGCCCAACACGCGCACACGGTAGACGTTGCTCGCCTCACCGTACTTGTCAGCCATATCAGTGATAAATTTCGGATCGACATACTCGCCCTCCTCACACGACACAGTGATGCAGTGCCAGCGCTCCCGGTCAGCATGAAAGGCATCATAAAAATACCCGTCAGACCGGGTGGGGTTGCCGCACATAATAATCTTCGCGCCGGGGGTGGACATCGCGCCAGACGCAGTCTCGAAGATCACGTTTGGCACACCAGACGCCTCCTCAACGATGAACATCATGTTCGGCGAGTGAAACCCAGCAAGCGCCTCCGGGTTCTCCCGGCGGCTGGTGCGGGCCACCGCGAAGCTGTCTGACGCGCCCTTGAGGGATATCTTGTCCGCCTTAAACTCAAGCAAGTCCTTGAACGGCTGCGGCATGTTCCGCGCCCAGCGGTCAATCTCGGTCCACAGAACGTCACTTAGCTGGTGGGCGCTGTTGGCGGTCACAGCCGTCTTGGTCGGATAGCGGGTCAGCAGCCACCACAACACGATCCACGACTCAAATGCCGTTTTCCCGACACCGTGACCGCTCTTGACCGCCACGCGATCATGCGCCGCAATCGCGTCCAGAGCCTTCTTCTGCCAGCGCTGGGGCTTGGCTTGCAGGACCGTCTCAACGAAGAGGGCGGGGTCGTCACGCAGGACGGCGATGGTGTCGGCAGATAGGGGGGATTGGGTCATGTGTGGGTCCGTGGGCTAGGGATTTCGAGAGGGGGGTATATATTTATTCGCGCCCCGGCGTGTGATTTGAGGGAGGGGGTCATTGTTTCACGGGAATGTTTCACGTTTTGTCGCATAACGTCCATTATGCGTTTGCTGGATGCAACGAAATCAATGACTTAGCCGTGGAACAATATATTATCATAATTATGTCGCCCCTGAGACATCGTTGTTAACCTGATCTTCGTTAACACCACCCTCGCCCGCGCGTAGCGGTTGCGGTTGTGTGTCTCTCTCGTCCTGATGCTCTATCGCATTAGCCCGCCTCATTTCGATTGTCTGGTTAACCTGCTGCAATACCTTGATGTAGTCCTCACTAGGCGAAGCCTTAACATCTATCTGCGCCTTGTCGCCATACACGTTTGGCGTCATCCGTGCTGACCGCCACTTGATATTGTCTGACAACGTGCGATGCGCTGACTCCGTGATAAATCCCTTGAGCAGCATGTCGTCAAGCTCGTCCAGCCTGTCAGCATAGACCTGCCCACGCGACTCCAGCGCCGTGCGATACTTGTCCATCATCGCCTGATCTTTGACAAACCTTCGCCACACGGTTGACCACGCCGGCATGTCATCATCCTTGCTGACGCTGCTGCCAGACCTGCCCTCCGCCACGCGCTTGAAAAACTCGTCAAACACACTATCGGGTATTCTATGCGCTACCATCGAAGTCGTCCTCCTCAAGCGTTAGCATCAACATCGGTTCATCGTCTATCTCCAGCAGCACCCCATTGCAGACACTGCACACTATCTTCTGGCTCTCCTCGTACACCCGACCCCTTGTCGGCTGGTCACACCAGCCGCAGTCAACGTACTCCTTAAAAAACCGCACAAAAGACCCGCGCTCAAAATCAAGAACATCACCCATCTACATGCACACATTCCGCCGCGCATGCCATATACCCGGCGCCATCGACATAATTATCCTCGTGATACGGATTGCTCTTCGCCCTCGCCATTTTTAGAAGCGCCATCATCACGCCCACATCCTGCGGCTCAATCTTGTGGCCCGTATGCGCTGACCAATACCTTGCGATCAGCGCAAAATTGTCCTCCATATCACCGTGATCCGCAGCCCGGTCCTTCGTGACCATCTGCTTTGCATCGTCCAGCACTTTAGCTCGTTTCACTTTTCTCTCCATCTAGCAAATCTATAATGCCCAAACCACAGGTTGTACAATCAGCAGAAATGGTGTTGGCCTTAACATCAATGTGCCAGCACTCTATCGCCGTCTTGCAATTTGGGCAAAGCCCATTACTCAGCCTGTGCGCTATCTCTCCGTCACCTTGCTGTATCATTTTCTCTCCCCCTTAACACAGTTAAACCTTTTCCTCGGAGACGGCCCGCGCTCCTTCTCAGGCTCAGTCACCTCCATAGTACCCAGCGGCCTCGTTGCACTCAACCCGTCTGTCTCCACCGGCCAAACCTCGAGCCGCACCCCATCGCCTGTCTTGATAATGTTCACCGACAGCCCTCGCACGTCAACCCAGCCGTCTGAGCCGATCAGCACATACTGCCGACTCTTGTAAAGCATTTCCCTGTCATCGCTGTTTATGTTTTCCACGTACGCCTCCCTAAAACGGTATTTCATCGTTCAACTCAACCTCCGTGGCTGTCGGCACCCTCTTCTCGATGCTGTCCACCACGGCACCCGGAAACACGCCCTTCACGCTCTCCGCCAGCTTGCCGGCCTCGTCTGCCCGCCATTGCTGCATGATCTTCGCTACCTCGTCCATACAGTACACCTGATCGTACCTGCCCTCACTATGCACCGGCACCACCTCGGCGGCATCCCTGACAATCGCCAGCACACCGCCGTCTGGTAGCTGGCACTCCCACCGATCCCCGGTGAGCGGATTCGCCCCAAGCTCAATGGCGCGGGCCTCCAGTACGCCACATGCCCGAATGGTCACCTCCACCGCATGCTCAACCTCTGGACCCGACCCCTTCTCAATCGCCGCGTTCAGCTTATCCCACTGTTGCCACCAGCGGTCCCGCATTTCTGCATCCACCAATCCGGGAAGTCGGTCGATGCCCCACTTCGCCTCATACGACCTGACAACCCTGTCGTATTCCACCAGAGCGTTCTGGCACTTCCTCGCGTCTCGCTCATTCGGATAGAACCTAGCGTCCAATCCCTTCGGCGCCTTCTTCGGTCTCTTTCTAACAGCCATAATCACCTCCTTTACCAAAATACTGATACGGCCAATACGGCGATACGGTCCCTATAGGGGGACCGTACCGTACCGCACCGATACGGACACTCCGTACCGATACGGTTGATACGGGAATTGCTATCCTAACTATCTGTTTTATAACGATAGGCGTCTCAAAAAGTTTCCCGTATCGTGTTCTACTATACGCCATCACCCAAAAATCCAAACTAGAACAACTTCCGTATCGGCGGCGCACACCGCCGTATCGCCCTCAAAACTCACCTAACTCCTTGTTTATCCAGCAAATACCGTCCGCAATGACCACAAAACCGCCATCCACCAGAGCATCACGCGCCGTCTTGCGTGTAGACGTATGTGTGTCGGGACAATCGCGCTCATGAGCCTTATGCCACTCGCCAATCGGCACCCTGACACCACGCTCTGCACACAGGTTCTGTAGCGCCGTCAACGCCCTCTGCTGGCTCGCTGCCAGCGGCTTCCTGCGCTTGGGCGCATCCACCGGCGCATCCGTGCGCTCCAGCACGACAGACGTGTCGGTGACACCCACCTGCACGGTCGTCATGTTGAAGTTCATCTCGTCAATCGGCTCGGCGTCCTTCTGCTTCTCCACCTTGATCGTGACCACGCTGTCCAGCTTGCCGACTACGATGCTTGTGTCTATCGCACCCAGCAGCGCGTTGCTGCCTCTGGCGCCCCTGCTGCTGTCCTTGCCGGAGTGATGCACCGCCAGCATAGTGCCGCCCGCCACCTCCCTGATGGCATCGCACGACTGCACAAACATGCCAATCGCCTGCGCCGCGTTCTCGTCAGCCCCGGCGATAGATCGCGCCACCGTGTCCACGATGACCAGCGCCCACTGCCTGTCCATCCCCTCGATGGTGAGCCT